ATGGATTTAAAAATTGAAAAAGTAAAAGAAAGTCGTATTAAAGAAGTAGACTTTTCTAAATTGAGTTTTGGGCGTACCTTTGCCGACCATATGTTTATTTGCGAATATAAGGACGGTAAGTGGCAAAACCCTACCATCAAGCCTTACGGAGCCCTTTCTTTAGAGCCTTCAGCTAGTGTTTTCCACTATGGGCAAGCAGTTTTTGAAGGTATGAAAGCGTATAAAGACGATAACGAACACGTATTTTTGTTCCGTCCGCAAGAAAACTACAAACGTATCAACAAATCTTGCGAGCGTTTAGCGATGCCTGCTTTCCCTGAAGAATGGTTTGATAAAGCCCTTCGTACTCTTGTCGATATAGACAGCGAGTGGATAAAACCAGGCTTTGGCAATGCGCTTTACTTGCGTCCGTTTGTAATTGCTACCACTCCAGGGGTACAAGCCTCACCAGCTAAAGACTACTTATTTATTATTATTACAGCTCCAGTACAGTCTTATTACTCAGGCGATGTACGCGTAAAAATAGCCGACTATTACAGCCGTGCGGCTAATGGTGGTTTTGGTTTTGCTAAGGCAGCGGGCAACTATGCAGGTCAGTTCTATCCTACCCAACAAGCAGCTGCAGAGGGCTACCAACAAGTAATGTGGACAGACGATGCTACTCACCAATATTTAGAGGAAGCAGGTACTATGAACCTATGGTTTAGATTAGGCGACACCTTAGTAACCTGTCCTACTAGCGAGCGTATTCTCGATGGGGTAACACGTAAGAGTATCATAGCAGTTGCCGAAAAATTAGGTATTAAAACTGAGATACGTCCTGTTAAAGTAACAGAATTAATAGAGGCGGCAGAGAATGGCACTCTCAAAGAAGCGTTTGGTTGTGGTACAGCTGCGGTGATTAGTCCTATATCAGCTTTTGGCTACAAAGGCAAGGATTATGAGATAAACAGACCAGCAGAATTGTATACTGATAAAATAAAAGAAACGATACTTAACATACAGTATAACAGGTCAGAAGACCCATTTGGATGGAGAGTTCAAGTCAAGTAAAAAAAATATTTTGAAAAAAAGTTGCCAAAAAATTTGGTAGTTAAAAAAAAGGTTGTACCTTTGCACCCCTCGTGGCGCAACTGAATAGCGCATCTGATTACGGCTCAGAAGGTTACAGGTTTGAATCCTGTCGAGGTCACTAAAAGGTAACGCACTTCCACTCAAAGCGTTACCTTTTATTTTTTAGTACGGAAATCCATTTGTAATTATCTTAAAACGACAAGGTAAACGGCAATCTAAAATAATTACATTATGGTAGTAAAAACACTCGACGGGTGTAGCTATTCCCAACTATGGGTATCCCCTGCCAATTGGCAAAAAGCTACTAAAAAAGACTTGGATAAAGACTGGTACGTGCAATGCGTATTCTTCGACCCTCGTTTTGATAAGAAATATCCTAAGGGCTTCCCTTATAGAAAAAAGGCTAACAAACCGACTACAGTAGAAGAGCGCAAAGCAATGGTATCATTCTTGCTCAAAAACATTCCTAAGCAACTTGATGCTGGCTATAATCCCATACTCAAAAAGTACGTACAAGTACATAAAGAGGGGTTATACCCTGAATTGCACTTTATCGAGGCTTTTAGGCGTGCATTGGAAATAAAGGTTGGTACTAAAAAACACCTATACGAAATACAATGCGCTATCAATAGACTTGAAAAAGCGTGCAAAGCCCTTGATTTGCAGACGGTCAAAATAAAGGATTTGCGTAGGGTAGATTTGAAGCGTATGCTCGACTGGTTGCGACTATCCGACAAGTATTACAATAGGTTCGTGATATACTTTTCCAGCCTATACCGTGAGCTTATAGAGTACGAATGCTGCGAGGCTAATATAACAAGAGATATATACCCTAAAAAGGTGATAAAAGAAGCCCGTACCATACTTACCGAAGAGGAACTAGCAAGGGTAAAAAACCACGTGCGATTTATAAATCCTGACTTTTATAGGTATATGATGATCTTCCTATATTCAGGAGCACGTAATACCGAACTTTTCAGATTACAACGCAAAGATGTAGATTTGGATAAGCAGGAGTTTGTAATACTGCTTGAAAAAGGCGGTCAGTATAAACGCTGTACAAAGGTGATACTTGGCCCTGCATTAGAACTTTGGAAAGAGATATGCAGCAAATGCAAAAGTGCTAACGACTATCTTTTTGCACTTGATTTCGTTCCTAACAAGAAAATGGGACATACCGAGATTGTAACACGCTTTTGGAAGCGACACGTAAAAGATAAATTAGGTATTGAAGCTGATTTTTACGCCCTTAAGCACTATATGCTTGATAACTTAGATAGCGACACGGCAATGCTTTTAGCTTCGCACACTAACCAAAGCACAACGGCTATCTACCAAGTGAATAAGGCTAAAAAGGACAGGGAGCGCCTGAAGAAACTAAGTATTAATATTTAAACACCAATATAACCAATGAAAAGAATTGTATTATTACTAATGGCAGTGCTTACTATGGGGTGCTCGAAAGAGGAAAAAGAAGAAGATTTTAGCCAATATAAGCTGAATGTACCTGATTGGTTAATAGGAGATTATAAATACTCTTCATGGGGTATAACTTACGATTTCGGGTTTTCAAAGAATAATTACTATTTTTCTCATGAAGATAAAAGGAATTTTTTCGAAATGTTCAAGAGCCGTTTAGTGAAGGAAGGAGAATATTCTTATTGGAATTATAAAGTGTATTACTTTATAAGCTATGCAACACAGACAAAAAAGTATTTAAAATATTCTTTTGAGATGAAAGATAAGAAATGTTCCTTTGAATTGAATGGTGAAAAATTTAATTTATGTACTGAAGAAAATAAAAATGATAGAGAGATTAGACGTGTATTTGAGGAAGTGACAGAGAGCGGTAGAACAATAGAAAAAATATCTGATAATACATACACTTATAAGAAGTTGAAATAATAAAAAGCCCCATTAAGGGGCTTTTTTTATGACTTCAGTTTAATACCTTTGGTAGTAAGTTCGTCTATACCACGTTTCATTCCTGCTATATCCTTTTTCATTTCGTGTAATTGGTAAGTGTTTGTTTCAATTCCTGCAAGGTGTTGTAACTGCTGGGCTAAGTTGCTTTTGAGTATTTCAAATGAATTTGTAAACCCTTTGTAGTACTCGATAGCTTGTAGTATGCCGTCTTTGGTCTGTTTTTGCAACTCTGTCTGTAACCTATCTTGTCCTAACAATTCGTCTCCTGTGTCTTGGCTCATTCGCATATACCCTTTTTCTGTAGACTTGCGTTGTTCATTAAGGAAGTCAAAACCTAAGCCGCTGCTCATAGCATTCCACTTCTTCAAAAACTCTTGCATTTCACCTATTTTGCCTTTCATTGTATTGCCAAAATCGCTTATAAGTTTAGATGATTGTTCAGAAAATACTTGACTGTTACCCTTACTATCACTACCTGCCTTAAGTAACTTTGCTTGCAAATCTTTGAAAGCATCTGCTACATATAACTCATATACCATCTGTTTTCCTAATTTGCCTATTATATTTCCTACTGATTTAGCAAAACTTTCAAAAGCGTCTTCTCCATTCTGAAGAGCGGTATATACGCTATTAGTAATATCCTTGCCGAGTTCTCCAAAGGTACTCTGTATATAATCTTCAAACTTCTTTTGAGACTCCTGAGCTCGCTCGTAACTATCGATAATATCTTGTAAGGCTTGCTTCCCACTATCTCCAAACTCTCCATATTTTACAATACTTTTAGCTAATTCGGCATCAAATTCTCCATTAGCCTTGATTAATTTAGGGTGGACATCTATAATACTTTTCCAAATTGTATGTGATTTTTTCCACCACAAAATCCCAGTGGTATAGCTGCCGTCTGCTACCTTTATATTTTCGAGTTTGCTCTGTTTTGCTACTAACTCATTCCTATTTTTTAACCACTCTTTTTGACTTGATTTTGAAAAAGGATTAAACCCTCTCTCTGTTTGTTCTTTAAGGTAGTCTCTTCTTTCTTTGGTAAGACCGCTTGTGATATCTTTTTGTAAGGAGTCCCTCTGGGCTTTATATTCTTTTAGGTAGCTCAGAGCAGTAGCCACTTCTTTTGTGCCAAATACTGAAGTGTTTTCCTTGTGTAGCATTCGCTCTTCATACAAAAGCCGATTGTATTCGCTTTGCTGATTTATCTTAGAGTTGGCTATTTCTTGCAGCTTCTTTTCGTGTTCCATACGCGCTTTGGCTGCATTCTCAAACCCTGAAGTTAGTAATCCTACAGCAGCCCCTATGGCAGCTCCCCAAGGGCCTGCTGCGCTCCCCATTTGCGCAAACGATGCAGTTCTGTTGAGTACATTACTAACGCTTTGCATTGTTTGCCCTATACGCTTCAGGCTTTCGTTGCCTGTGCTTTGTCCGAGTTTTTCAAATTCTTGTCCTAATTGGGCAAACTCGCCTGTAATAGATTGTGCTGATGATAGCATACCATTGAAGGCTTCTTGCCACTCGGCGGTATTGGGTTTGGCGTGGAATAGCTTCTTAATATTTGTGCCAAGTCTGCCAAAAGTGCTATCGCTTCGCTCGGCGGTATCTCTTACTTGCTCAATTTGCTGACGGAGGTTTTTAATAAACTCTACATTGGCATTGTCGCTCATATCGAGGGTGCTTGCTAAGGCGTCAATCTCGGCTTCAGCGTCTGTAATGGTTTGGCGTATTTCCTTGACGGTCTTTTTGCGCAGGTTGTCGAACAACTTTGCAATGGCTGTACCTTCTTTTTTGTGCAGTATGTCCAGCTTCTTAAGTTCACGAGCCTTTTCGTCTTGTGCTTTCTTTACTTGTGGAGCATCTGCCCCTAATTTGGCTTGTAGGGCTGCTATATCGGCATTGTACTTCTCCTCAATGGCTTTGCGCTGGTCAGTGTAGGTTTGGTACTTTTCTAACAGCTCCTTATACACTTGTTCCTGCTGCATACGTTGGTGCTCGGCATTGGAGGCTAAAAGTGTCTTTTCGTTTTCGGCAAGGCGGGCTTTTTCGGCATTGATGGCTTCGGTATTGGTGTCGAAGTCCTGCCCTTTTTTCCATTTGCCCGCTGCTTCGGCTTCTGCTTTTTGCGTCTCGATAAAGGCGGCTAACTGGTCTTGCGAACGCCTCCTTATCTCTTCTTCTTGCTTGTCGTACTCTAATTGTATGATAGCAAAGCGTTTGTCCGCCCCTTCTTGCATTGTCTTGATGCGGGCTTCTTCTATTTTAAAAAGGTCGTCTTGGATTTGTCGCTGGTGGTCTCTGTTGGCTTTTTCCGTGTCGAACTCTGGAAGGGTTTCTTTTTTGGCTTTTGTTGTGGCTTTTTTGCTTTGCTCGTTGTACTCGCCTTTTAGCTTTTTATCAATATCCTCTTTTTCCTTTTGTAGTTTGTCTAATTCGTCTTTGTCGTTTTGCGTTTGACCTCCTTTTGATTGTATAGCACTTATTTTTTCTGCTAATTCCTTTTGTTTAGCAAGAAGCCCATTACGAGTGTCTATGACTTTATTACGTTCTTTTTCTGCTTCTTCTAATTGTTTGGCTTTGCTAATGATAAGCCCTAAATCGGCATCAGAAAAGTTTTCATAGCCCGTAGTGGCAAGCGGCGATAGGGTGGTTTTGCGTATATCCTGCTTTTCGCCTTCTTTTAAAAGGTTTTGGTTTTTAGCCATCTTAGCGTTGTGCCTACGGTTGTATTCCTCAATCATCAATTTGCGCTCTTTGGCTTGCTCATCGGCTGACAATTCGGCTATATCATCAATGCGTTTGAGGGTAGATTGCCAAGCGTGTTGTTTGGTAGCTTTGTCAATCTGAATGTTTACGGCTTGTATTTGTTCTTTGTAATTGGCTATATCTACGGGATTGGCTGCTGTTTTTAGTTTTGCTTCTAATCCGTTTCGTTGTACTTTCAGACGCTCAATATAGGCTTTATCCATTTGGAGGTCTTTGTTTTTCTGTGCATTATTGACCTCTTTTAGTGCATTAGCAATGTTGCGAATGAGTTCCTCTTCGGTTTTGTACTTACTGAATATGTCGGGGTATATATCTTTTAGCTTATTGAGGGCATTTAAGCGTTGCCCTTTGGCTGCATTTTCGTCTTTTACTACCTCGATGAGTTTGTCGATTTCGTTGCGTTCCTCTTGTAGTAGGTTCTTTTGGCGTTCTTGTTCTTCGTTGAAGGCTTTTTGGGCTTTTTCGGCTACGGATACTTCTTTGTTGAACAGTACCATATACGACACTAATCCGACTAAGGCGGTGGCTACCAATACGTAGGGATTGGCTTTCATAGCAGCGTTGAGGGCTTTAGTGGCGGTGGTTGCTATATTGGTAGCGGTGGTTTGTATGCCTTTGGCGATAGCATCAGCACGAGCAGCTACTGCCCAGCTGCGTGTAAGGGTGATATTGACGATAACGGCGGCTCTGTATGCTCCGTAGGTGGTGATGAGCCCTGCGATGATTTTGCCGAGTGTTTGGTAGTTTTCTACTAAATAGGCTACTCCGCTAATGGCTCCTGATACGACCCCCTCGCTTGCCTTTCCTATTTCGTTGAGCATTTGGTCGAAGTTGTCTTGCAGGTTGGATATTTGTCCGCCTAACGACTTGCTTTGCTCTGCCATTAGGTTGAAGAATAAGCCGCCTTCGCTGGTCATATTCTTGATAACGGCTTGTACTTCTGGGAAGCCTATTTTGCCTGCGCTAACCATATCTTTGATTTCGGTTTCGCTCTTGCCTACGACCTTACTCAATTCGGCTATGATAGGGATACCGGCATTCATAAACTGGTATAGGTCGTTGGTCATTAGCTTTCCTTGTGCTTTGACCTGCCCATACACGTGAATGAGTTGTCCCATAGGGACACTGAGCCCTGCGGCGACATCACCCATACGGCGAAGGGTTTCGGTTACCTCTTGTGCGGGTACTTGGAAGGCGAGCAATCGTTTTGCTCCTTCGGATACTTCTTGCAGTCCGAAGGGGGTTTTAGCGGCAAGGTCGGTGAGTTGTGCCATTAGTTCGTTGGCTTTTTCCTTGCTTTTGAGCATAGTACCAAAGGATATTTCGAGCTGCTGAAATTCGGAGCGTACGGCTACCATTTGACTGATGAAGGATTGTGCGCCTTGCAGGGTGAAATAGGCGGTTGCGCCTTTGAGAAGGGTTTGCCATACATCGGCTTGCTTTTTGCCCTCTTCAACGGCTTTGCGTGTCATTTGCTCGAATTGCTTTTTGATAGCCTCGACGTCTTTTTGTATCTGTGATTGGTCAGCTCTTACTTGGAATAATAGGGCTCCGTCTTGTGGTTGCATATTAGATAGGTTATTGGGTGAATTGTTTTATTCCTTTGAGAAAATCGGCATAGGAGGTGCGTGTTTCTGATTTCTGTGGGGCTTTTTTAGTATCCTTGTCATAGTCGTAAGAGGGGATAACGGCACTGTAAAGCATTACATTGGCATAGCTTATCTCTTTCAGCACGTAATCAAAAGTTAGCCCGTACTGCTTAGCGAATGAGCCTACAAGTCCCCAGATGCTGTCGTTTCGTTCCCCACTTCCTTCGTCGGTTTGGTTATCATCATTCCTCTGAGGGAAGTGGAAATAACGAAAAAAGGGCGTATATCCATTTGTGCTAACATATTAAAGAACGCTGCAGATACTTCAGTAATGGGGGTGTTAATGAGTTTTTTTGCCAGCATTTCGCCTTTGGTTACGTTCTTGTTTTTACGCCAAAATTGCCATTTAGGATAGGTAACTATTTCAGTAAACTTTTTGCCTAATAGAATTACTGCTATAGCCCACGCTATATTCTCATATTCTTCGGCATTGTGTATGATTGAGCCTAATATATTCCCTTCGTTAATGGTGTCGGTGGGTATTTTGCTGATGTACTTTGAAGCCCTTACGAGGGTAAAAATAGAGGGCGGAGCGACTTGATACGCTTCGCCCCCGATGGTTACCGTTGTAGGTTCTTCAAGTAGGGTTTGTGCTACTTTTTCTTCCATAGGTTACGCTACTTTTTCGATTGATAAAAATCCTTTACCACCATTAAGGATAGTGATTTCTACATCTATATTGTAGCCACTATCTCCTGTGTAGTTGAGTTTGCCGCTTACTGTACAGTAGAACATATCAATTTTTTCGGCTCCTGATACTTTAGGAACAATAGAAAAAGAGAATTTCTTAGTAGATACAAAAGATTTGATAATAAGTTTGTCTCCTACTTCTTCAATGTCCCAAATTTCAGAAAGCAATGCCTTGTTAAGGTTTTTAACAGTACATTTTACTTTCAGGGTGGGTTCGCTTTTCATTTGGTCGATGATTTTACCACCAATGGCTGTCCATTTTAACTCTTTGCCGTCTTCTGTCTCGAAAGAAAAACTATCTTCTTTGACGATACCTAACGTTTTGAGTACAGTACCCATAGCACCTGCAGCTCCTGGTGCTCCAAATTTAAATTCTAATTCGCCCCAAGCAGTGGCGTTATTGTCTGTATATGCCATAATTTTTAATTATTAAATGTGTTATACCTAAATTTTACTTTTGCATTGATGAAAAACTGCTTAATATCCGTGTCTTCAAAGGTTTGTATCATCTGATGAAGTTGCAACTTGTAATTGTGTAAGGCTGTTTTAGCTTCTTCAATGATAGGCATTAAAGCACGTTCGATAGCTTCACAACGTACAAAGTTTTTCCTATACTGATTATCGTTATTTTTGACCGTAGGGACAAAAATATTGATGTTAATCACCCCTGTTTGATATTGACCGTCTAAGCCAGTAAGGAATGCTATTACACAATCCTCTTTTTGTGAGTTCAAAGGTCGTACACCACTACGATAGGTTTGCCCATTGATAAGCGGGTTTATCTTATCCTTAAAGTACTTATATAGGTCGGCTTCTATTTGTGAGGCTGTTTTTTTCATTACGATAATGCTTTTAGGAGTTTAGGTACTTCTTTTTCGGCTAATAATTCAGCTGATGAAAGTACATTGTAATTGCGTGCTTCTACATAAGCAGCATACTTCATTCCTGCTACTACTACCAGTACAAAACCCTTTGGGTATTGAGATATTACCTTATTGATGAATGCTTCACCCTCTGTTTGTCCGCTTTTTCCTTTCTCTCTACCTCTTTCAGTAGGGGCAAATCCTCCTTTTTCAATGGGTTTGCCGTCTTGTAGTACTACATAGCCTATTGAGGAGCGAAGGTTGCCCGTTTGGTCTTGATAGCTACCATTTGTCCGTGCTTCATTGATACACTTTTCACCTACAATACGAAGGATACGTACTATTTTCTCTTGGTATAGGGCTATTTTCTGCTGTAGCATACGCTCTATATCGTTAGGGGTGAATTGTGGTGTTATCATACGAATATACGGCAGTGAAAAAGGTCTTTTGAAAATCGTATTACTTGCTTTTCGAGGCGAATATTACCCTCTGTATCTACTACTTGCAAGGTAGTACCCGCTTCTATTTTTGGTGTATCTTTAGGAGCATAGACAGTAGCAGTACATTCAAATATTTGACCGTCTACTTTGCTTATCTTTTGCCCCGCTCCTGCTATTTCATCACGACATACACCTATCTCTTGCCACTCGATAGGGTCGCTTGGATAGATAGGTGTGCCATTTTCATCAATAGTAGGGGCTTGCGATGCTTTCACCTTTAATAGGTACGGGTATATTTTCATTTCCTTGCAGTATTTTAGAATAAGTTGGTAATATCTCTTACAGTGGCTTTGACTTCTAACAAATTATCTCTACCGAGCTGCTTACAAAGCAAATTGTAAAAGGCAGTAATAGCCGATTTGTCATAAGAGAAAGACAACCCACCTTCAGAAAAGGACACTGGGCGCAATAAGAGTTCAGGAATAAGGTTGTAGAAAAATAATTTTGTTTTTCGTTCGTTCTCTTCATTGAACTCATCAGAAAGCCCCAATCCTACTCGTTGCATTTCGGCAATGAGTAGGGTGGTGGGGTATTCCACGTTCCATAGTTTCAGTTTATCATCTATGTACGCTTGTGCGGTCATCTTAGTACTTCGTTTTGATGATGAGTTTGCGTTTAGAGTCGTTCAATACCGGAGGTAGATACTGATATAGGGTCTTGATGCCCAAAAGTATTTACCAAAATGAAGCTATCCTTAATAGATTTGCTCATCACATCGGCAAAGTCCATTGTGAACTCTGGAGTAGTGGTGTATTGAGTACTACCCAACAATGCTGAAGTAGAGAATAATATGTTACCCTCTTCCCAACCATTAGCCACAGTTACTTCTCCGTTTTTACCTTCAAAGCTGATAAAAGACTCCCATACTTTGATAATAGGCAATCCGCGTTCAGCAAGTTCGGCATTAAGTTGCTCCAAACGTACATCAGGCAAAATGGTAGTAGCGTTGATAGGAATGCCTAACACAAAAGCACGTGTGTTTTTATTTTTCAATACCTGATTGAGAGTTGCACGGCTCATAGTAATAGTAGCATAACTATACCCTTTGCCTTTGGCTTCCTCTTGGTATTTTTCGATTTCCTCTATAGGGTTAGCATCAGCATCTGCCCATTTCTTGAGTGCGTTTTGTGTTTTTACTTTGAAGTCTACCGATACATTCACCACTCCACCATTATTGGTAGCGGTAGTTTTGTATTTACCAGTAGATACAAGTTGTTTAGCCATCCACTCCATACGAGCATTGATACCGTCAATACAAAAACGAGGGTCTTCGTATATCTTATCAATAAGCTGGTTTTTGATACCCGCATTAGTAGGGTTCGCATTTACCGCATAACGGAGTTGCTGAATGGTTAGGAGGTCTTTTTCGTTCAAATCGCGGGCGATTTCTACTTTTGGTATTTCGCCTTTGATGTTTTCCACGAACTCGCGCCCTTTGCGCGGTGCTTTTGAGCCAATAGCCACGATGTCTGCCATTATTTTAGCACCGTCAGCCCCTTCAATATTAGAATAAGTAAGAAGAGGATTGTACAACAAAGGGAAATGCTCGCGGTAGCGCAAATCTCCCAA